TCGACGCGACCAGCACATCCATCGCCGCCTTCGTCGCGACGATCCGGGGGGCCATCAGCAGGAACCCACCGGCCGCCAACCCGACCGCCGCAGTCAACACCCCCACCCCCAGGGCAAGCCGCTGCACCATCGGGTCCGCGGACCCGTACGCGTCCACCGCGGCCGTCAGGGTCTGCACCATCGTCCGCAGAACCCCGTTCGCAGCCTCACCCGTCTGGATCAGGGCCGTGTCCAGGGCCCCCCCGAGACGCTCGATGTCCCCGTTCAGGTTGTCCGTCATCAGACGGGCCGTCTCCGCCGCGTACCCGGCGTCGTTGACCTTGTCCGTCCACTCCCGAACAGCGTCCCCACCCTCAGCGAGGAGCACGTTCGCCGCCGTCAACTGGGCGTTCCCGAACAGCTTCCCGAGCGCGTTCGCCTTCTCCGCGTCCGTCATCCCCCACGTCGCCTTCGTCAACTGGTCCGCGACACCAGCCAACCCGAGGAACTTCCCCTGCCCGTCGAACACCTGCAGGTTCAGGTCCTTCATGACCTCCGCCGCATCCTTCGACGGCGACGTCAGAGACGACAGCATGCCGCGCAGCGACGTGCCGGCCTGCTCACCGATGATCCCGTTCGACGCGAACAGGGCCACCGTCCCCGCGGTCTCCTCGAGGGACACCCCCAGCTGGGATGCGGGCACACCGGCGTACTTCATGGCCTCGGCCATGTCACGGACCTCACCTTGCGCCTTCCCGGCACCGGCAGCGAGGACGTCCGCGACGTGGGTGGCCTTGTCCCCGGACAGCTTGAACTGGGTGAGGGTCGTCGCCGTGTACTCGGCGGCGTCCGCGACCTGCAGTTCACCGGCGGCGGCGAGGTCGAGGGCCCCGGTGAGTCCACCGCTGAGGACGTCGGTGACGTCGACACCGGCCTTGATGAGGTTCGTGATCCCGGCGGCGGCTTCCGACGCGGAGAACTTCGTGTCGGCACCGGCACGCTTCGCGGCTTCCCGCAGCAGGTCCAGGTTCCCGGCGGTCTCGTGGGATGCGGCTTCGACCCCGGACATCGCCTCGTCGAACTCCGCGAACTTCGCGACGGCGATCCCGACACCTGCGGCGGCGGCCGCGCCGATTCCGGTGAGGGTGCCACCGACCCGGTTCCATGCGTCCTCGTGGCGGCGTGCGGACTGCACCATCTGCCCGAGCGCGGTCGACGACGACCGGGCGGTCTCGCCCGCCTTCTTCGCGACGTCCCCGAGTGCCTGCTCGGTGCCCTTGAGCTGCTTGCGGAAGTCCGCGACCTCAGCCCGGAACCGGACGACGACGGAACGTTCAGGCACCAGAACTTCACCCCCCGCCGGTGTTCGGTTCGCGCCACGATGGGCGGATGGGGTTCCTGATCGTCCTGGTCCTGCTGGTCGTCGCCGGTGCGCTGGTCGCCGGGGTTATCGGCGCGGCGTCGTCAGGTGGTGATGTGCGCCGCCGTGCGACAGCCGTGGCGGACGCCCCGGCGATCCTTGACCGCACGTTCACCGGTGACACCGTGACCGTGCACGTGCACGCCTCCACACTGCCGTGGGAGATGTGGGTGACCGGTGGACGGGACCGCGGCTACGACCTGCACCAGCAGTCCGACCAGCTGGGTGGTGCGGTGCAGACCCTGATCTTCACCCGGCGATCGACGACTCCCTGACCGGAGCCCGCACCGCCGACGGCGGGGTGTTGGGGGTGTCGAACCGTGGGGCCATGCGCGGGTCCGGGTCGTACCCGTCCGGGGTGATGTCCAGCACGAACGCGGTCTCCGCCGGGGACAACGGGTGCCCGTCCGTCGCCAGGTGCATCGCCTGACACGCCTGACACAGGACACGGTGCGCCTGGTACTCGCCTTCCATGTCCCCGTTCCACGACCGGTCCTTTGGGTGCCCGCACCCCCGGCACAGGCCGTCCTCGTGCACCGTCAACGCCAACGCCAACAGACGGTCCTTCACCGTCCACCGGGTCGGCTTCGACCCGGACCGCAACGTCGAGTGCGGGATGTGGTTCGCCCGCGCCGTCCGCAACTCGAGCACCACGTTCGGGTGTCGTCGCAGCGCGCGGGCTAGAAAGGGACCGTCAGGCCCGCCTCCGCCTTGGAGAACGCCGCCAGGAGCTCGTCGACCATGCGTTCCCCGGTGACGTCCCGCCGCTGCAGACGCTGCAGCTGGGCGGGTGTGAACGTGGGTGTCGAGTCGGGGACGGTCGGGTCGGCGGTCGCAGCGGAAAGCACCCACAGGCCGGTGACCTTCGGGTCGGTGACCCCGGCCTGTGCGGCACGGGCGGCCACGGCCGCGATCTCCGCCTGCGTCAGCTGCCACACCTTCACCCGGCGGGCGGTGCGTTCACGTTCCGCCCGCAGCGCGGTGAGTTCCGCCATGACGGACTCCGGGGTCGGGTCGTCCAACCCCCGGTCGGTGTCCTTCATGTTGCGGGCCGTCTTCATCTTCTCGTCGAGCTCGTTGAGGCGGGTGCCGAACTCGTGGTCGCGGGTGTGCAGGACGGCGACGACGTGGGGTCGTTCGACGTCGTCGATCCACGCGTCGATGTCGAACTGGTTCGGGTCGGGTTCTTCGATCTTCGGCAGGTCGGTCATCACGGGTCTCCACGGGTCATGCGTCACGGGTCGGTGTGGTGTGAACCGGTGGGGGCGACGGACCCGTGAAGACGTCACCCCCACCGGGGTTGTGGGGGTCAGGCCCCGCCGGACACGATCGTGGTGTCGAGGTAGAACTGACCCTGCTGCAGGAGCGGGACGGTGAGCTTCAGGTACCCGTCGCCCTGCCCGCCGGACTTCTGCGGTGCGTCGCACATGAACAGGAACACGTCGACCTCGTCACCCGCGGCGAGGTTCGTGGTGTGGGGCTTGCCGAGGCGGCGCAGGATCCACCCGAACGTGCCCTTCGTGAACGTCGCGGCGAGGTCGTTCTCGGACGGTTCGTTCGACGTGAAGTCGCGGAACAGGACGAGGTTGCCCTCGTAGTTCCCGACGGTCGGGACGACCGCGTTCGACACGTCCGTGACGGCCCGTTCGTTGACGGTGTCGGACGCGGTCGGGTTGATCGACGTGGTGGTCACGACGTACGGGGAGATGTTCTTCGCGGTCGACAGGTCCGTGACCTTCGGGGCGGACGGGGACGTGAGCGACGAAACACCGGACAGCCACCAGTAGCCGGTGACGCCGAGGTCGACGATGCGGGGCATGGTCAGTCCTCCTTGGGGGTGGTGCCCGGGGTCGGGCGGTTCTTGGTGACCGCGGCGACCGTGGCTGCGGGGGTCGGGGTGATCAGGTCGACGGGTGTGACCTCGATGCCGGTGAACCCTGCCGGGGTGGCGGGTGGGGTGACCTCGATCGGGGTGAACTGCCCGCTCGGGGCGGGTCGGTCCTGATTGCGGGCCATGGGTGCCTCCTGGTTGCGGGCATGACGAACACCCCGACACCAAGGGGTGCGGGGTGCGTGCGGGGGACGGGTCAGGGGTTCAGGCAGGCGAAGATCAGGGGTGCGAACCACCGGTCCGGGAGGGCCGGGTCACGGGTGACGGTCAACCCGCGTGGTGTGTCGTCGACGAGTGGCCCGGTGCCGGTGACGAGGACCTTCCCGTGCAGGACGCCGCGGACGAGGGTGCACGCTTGCAGGCACCACGTCACGTCACCGGCGGCGACTGTGACCTGCACGGACCAGTCCAGCCCGGATGGGCCGGTCACCGCCTGCTCGGTGGCGGTTGCGCCAGGTCCGGGCCACACGACCACGTACGGCAGGACCCGCCCATCCGCCAGTGCGGGGGGCCGGTTGGGGACGTCGGCCTCGAACACGGTGACCCGGGTCGACCCGATCGTCTTCAACGCGGCCACGGCGGCGGCGTGCAGCACGTCCGGGGCGGTCACAGCAGCCCCTCCGCGACCTGTTCCATGGCCTGCACGAACCCCGGTTGTGCCCGGTCGAACGCAGGCCCCATGAACGCGTGCGGGCCCATGCGGGACGTCCCGAACTCCACGAACACCCCGTAGTTCGCGGTCGGACCAACCTCGATCTCGTACGTGTCCCGGTCGATCTCCGTGAGGAGTTCCGCGACGGAGATGCTGTTCCGCAGGTTCCCGGTGTCCACCGGTGCGAAGACCTTCGCTTCCGCTTCGACCTGCACTGCGGCGCGTCGCAGCACGACCGCGGCACGCGCCCCCACCCGGTCAGGCACCCCGGTCAGGTCCACAGCAAGGAGGTTCAGCTCGGACACGTCCACGGTGACGCCGTCCATGCGCTCACCCCCAAGGGTTCAGCTGGGCTGGTTCGTCTGGTCGTCAACACAGGAGAGCGTCTGCTCAACCCCGTGCGACGGTGCGTCGACCGCGGTCACAACGAACACCCGACCGACCATGGCGGGCAGGGTGTTGTCGTCGACGGCGGTGACAGTGACCCGGGCGCCCTGCGGGATGACCGGGGCGGTACGCCCCAACCCGACAGTGACGGTCCGGGTGACGACCTGCTGGTCCGCGAGGACCGTGTTGTGCGCCCCGGACTGGACGTCGTACTCGATGATCGCGGGCCCCTCATGCAGGACCGTGACCGTCGGTTGTGTGGCACCACTGGTCGGGTTCCACCCGCCACCGGTCGACCCAGCGGTGATCTTCACGGTCACGTTGTGGGTGTCGTCCGCGACCGACGCCAGGTGCTGCGCCCACCGCGGGTGAAACACCCTGGTCGACGTGAACGGCATCAGGTCACCACCCGGTCGGGTACGGGGAGAACTCGAGGAACGCGATCCCACCGTCGTCGTCAGCGTCCGCCTCGGCGTCGTCCGCCATGGCCCGCCACGTCACAGCCTGCCGACGCAACGAGTCCGCGAGCTTCGCCCCGTCGGTGACGACACCCGCCTGGGTGCGCATCACCTTCGACACGAGCGCCTCCGACGTCGCGATCGCGTCGAGAGCGTCCGCGGCGGCACGCCGCAGCACCCACACCGGGCAGGCGGTGTCCGTCGCGACACCACCGTGCAGGCGCAGGAATCCACCGATCTGCGTGTCCGACAACATCAGGTTGTCGGTGTCGACGTCCGAGATCAGCAGACGCACCTGCCCGAGTGCCGTGTCGAACGGGCCCTCACCAAGCGTGACGGACATGCGGTTCACCCCCTTGAGCGGTGCCGGACGCAGGACGCGCTGATGGCAGGGACCGAAAGACCCGGCGTTGGTGCATCCCCCAGCGGCCTTCGCACGGAGAAGTGGAGCTTGTGCCGGGCATGCGTTGACGCCCGACACCGCCGGGTCCGCCACCCGGTGAAGGGGTGGCGGACCCGAGGGGTGGTCAGGACCCGATGCCGATGTACAGGGCGTCGTCCCACAGGGCCGCAGCCCCGTTCTCGTGACGCACCCGGTACCGGATCGTGTCGTCGTCGAAGGAACCCTCGGTCGGGTCGACCGTGCCGCCGCCGACACGGTTCCCCGCGTCGTTCTTCACCCGCAGGTCCGGGTTCTCGTGACCGGCGAGGAACGCCGACACGACGTGCGGGCGCGCGGACTGCGGCTCGGGCAGCAGGATCCACATCTTCGACACCGACGAGTACCCGGAGCCGACGACCGTCAGCCACGGGTTCACGACGACCTGCGGCGTCTGCGACAGACCGTTGCCCTCGACCTCACGACCCGTGGACGGGTCCTTCACCCGGATCGTGTTCACGATCGACGTCGCCGTGTTCGCGAGCGACGGGGGGACCATGAGCCGCAGGTTCGGGACCATGACCGGGCGGCCGTCCGAGTCCTTGCGGGACGTGACGTCCGTGATCGCCGCCTGCAGGTTCGCCGCGTCGAGGTTCTTGCCCGTCGCGTCACGGGCATCAGCCCACGTCGACAGACCCGAACCCGAGGCGTTGAAGAACACCGACGCCGCGAGCCGCTCCTCCGTCTCCCGCGCCGCCGTCGCGAGACGATCCGGCAGGTCACGGAACGCGTCGAGGTCGTCGTTGACGAACATCTCCCACGTCAGCGGGATGATGCCACCGTACTTGTCGACCTTGAACGACTTCTTCGACTCGGTGACGCCACGCGACTTGTACTCCGCGGCCTCCTTGACCTTCTCCAGGCCGGCACGACCACCGAGCAGGTCGACGATCGTCCGCTCCTTGAAGTTCGGGACGACCTTCCGCGTCGCGAACTGCGGCCACACCGGGTTGATCGCCGCATACGCGGCGACGAGCTCCCGGTCGTAGCCTGCACCGAGCAGGTACGGGAAGTCGCTCGTCGAGAGCGCCTCCTCCAGGTCAGCGCGAGCACGGGTGCTGCCCCGGAGGGCACGCTCGAACAGCTCGCGGGCGGCCAGGATGCGCTTGTTGCGCGGCTGGCCCTCCATGAACATCGTGGGCATGGTGTTCCTCCTCAGCCGGGCAGGCGGACGATGACCGGCTTCGTGCCGGACGAGATGGTGACGGTCTCGAGGGCGTAGCCCAGGAGGGTGCCCGTCGTGCTGGTGACGTCGATGAGCTGGACGCGGCCGCTGACGGCGCCACCACCGGACGCGTGCCCGTACACGGGCTTGCCGACGGTCGTCGTCGCGGACACCTGCAGGGTGTGCGCACCCTTGAGGCGGACGGTCGCGTTGCCGTCGCTGTCGCGGTCGGTCTGGGCGACACCGACGAGGTCGCCCACGACGACGACCTCCCCGGAGACGACGCCCGACGCGACAGGCAGCGTGATGCTGTCCGCGTCCCGGTAGACCTCGTTCGTGGCCATGGGTCAGCCCTCCTTCAGCTTCGCGAGGGCCTCGCGCAGCTCGTCGTCGGTCA